AATCGGGAAGGTATTAATTCAGGCCAGATTACACCTAATGAGGCCCGCATTAGTGAGGGCCGTCCGGCGCTTGCTGGTGGTGATAAATTATTAATTCAAGGCGCAATGATTCCGATTGAGATAGATAAAGAAGGTGATACACTTAAAAATGATCGCGGTACTGTTGTGTTAAATCCAAAACACTCGCTGCTGGAAACTCTTTCTCGCCGTAGCGTTGCGCTTAGCCGTATCATTCAGGTTCACGCACAGGCAACGCAGGGTGATAGCATTCACCAGAAGAAAAAGAACGGTGCAAAATCGGCAGCATTAAGCGTAGTTGATAACACCATTGAAGAAGATGAAGATGATTTATTGGCTCGCCCATGATTAGAACGCGCGGTGATAAGGTTATCGCGTTCAATGAACGCTACTGTCGTGTTCCAGAAGGGATGCTTGTTGGTCAGCGCATTGTTATGGCTGACTTCCAGAGAGACTTCATTCATGCCGTTTACGATAACCCACATCCAGACGGCACTGCGATGGGCATTCTTTCTATGGCCCGCAAGAACTCAAAGACGGCAACCATTGCTTGCTTGTTGCTTGCTCACATTGCAGGCCCAGAGGCCGTACTAAATAGCCGCATAATATCCGGCGCTCGCAGCAAAGAGCAGGCCGCTGAGATTTACAACTACGCATCCAAGATGGTTATGATGTCACCAGAGCTTTCTGAATTGGTGCGCATTGTTCCATCAGGCAAGCGATTAATCGGGCTGGCAAAGAATGTCGAATACCAAGCCATATCAGCAGAAGGAAAAACAGCACATGGTAAGTCACCAATACTTGCAATACTTGATGAGGTTGGGCAGGTTCGCGGCCCTCAGGATGATTTTATTGATGCTATTACTACTGCTCAGGGTGCCTATGAGCATCCATTATTGCTTGCCATCTCCACTCAGGCTGCGACAGATGCCGATATTTTCTCTGTGTGGATCGACGATGCCAAGAAATCGAATGATCCATCAATCGTCTGCCATGTCTATGAAGCACCAAAAGAATGCGACATCATGGACAAAACAGCGTGGTATGCAGCGAATCCGGCACTAGGAAAGTTCCTAAACCTAACAAAGTTTGCTCAAGAAGCTGAAAAAGCATCGCGTATGCCGTCTTATGAGAATACATTCAGAAACCTATGCTTAAATCAGCGCATATCTACTGTCAGCCCGTTCATGTCGAAGAGCGTCTGGGAGTCATGCGGCGGGTTGCCTGAATCACTAGAAGGCTGTAAAACTTATGGTGGCCTTGACCTTTCATCGCGTAATGACTTGACAGCATTTGTGCTTGTCGGTGTGATTGATGGGGTTATTCAGATCCATCCATACTTCTGGTGTCCTGAAATTGGACTTGATGAGCGGTGCAAGCGCGATCGCGTAGAGTATGACGTATGGGTTAGAGAGGGTTATCTGCGAACAACTCCAGGTGCTACCGTTGATTATGCCTTTGTAGTGCAAGAAATCATGGAGATCTGTGAAGGTACAGACTTGCAGGCTATCGCATTCGACCGGTGGCGCATCCAGATGTTAAAACGTGAAGCTGAAATATTGGGAATTGATCTGCCTATTATAGAGCATGGGCAGGGTTTTAAAGATATGTCTCCAGCACTCGATACATTAGAAGCCGAGGCGCTAAACTCTCGCATACGACACGGCATGCACCCTGTATTGACCATGTGCGCAGCTAATGCGGTGATAAGTAAAGACCCTGCCGGTAACAGAAAGTTGGATAAAAGCAAGGCAACTGGTAGAATAGACGGAATGCAAGCGTTAGCAATGGCACTAAGTGCGGCATCTTCTGACATCGAAGAGCCTTTGGATCTCGATTCTTTCCTAATGAGCCCACTAATATTATGAGTATTGAATCAACTTTTTACGCAATTCGTGGCTGGTTTGGGATGCCTGGGGCTCCGCAACGAGATGTCGGTGTACAATCTGGCCTTCCTGCTTACTCAACAACCTCCGCCGCTCCAGTTACTTTCGATTCAGCTATGCAGATCAGCGCTGTTTGGGCTGCTGTTCGTATCATTAGTGAGACGCTTGGATCATTGCCGTTCGGGATGTATGAACTAACTCCTGATGGTAGAAAGCTGGCAATTGATCACCCGCTTTATAAGGTATTGAGCAAAAAACCAAATCGATACATGACAAAGGTCGAATTTTGGGAGTCAATGGCGCTAAATCTGGCTATTTCTGGCAACGCTTATGCGATTATCCAGCGTGCAGGTAATGAAATTGTAGGTTTATTGCCTATCTCGTCATCACAAGTTGAGACAAGATTACTGCCTGACGGATCAGTGGTTCATGAATATACCACCGGTGCAGACGTAAATGTCTATGCCTCATCATCAATGTGGCACGTTAAACTGTTCGGAAATGGCATTGTTGGCATGAGCCCGCTGTCATATGCGCGAAATTCTATCGGAATCGCAATCGCATCTGATAACCGAGTATCACAAATATATAGTAACGGTGCAAAACCATCTGGCGTGTTGACAATTGATCGGACGTTAACCGATGCACAGAGAAAAATGGTGCGCGATAATTTTGCAGGCTTAGAGTCTGGAAATGAAGATCGTCTATTTGTTCTTGAGGCTGGTTTTCAATATCAGCAAGTATCAATGTCACCGCAAGACATCCAGCTTCTTGATTCTCGCAGGTTCCAGATTGAAGATATTGGTCGTTTTTTTGGCGTTCCATCAATCCTATTAAATCAGACATTCGGTCAATCAAGTTTAGGTTCTAACGTTTATGAAATTTTGAGCGCCTTCTACAAAATCAACCTAAGACCGTATCTTGAAAAGTTTGAATGCAGTGCTGAACGTTGGCTTATGACTGATGCAGAATCAGGAAAGTACGAAATGGAGTTTGATTTTAACGCCCTGTTACGTGCTGATACGCTTGCCCGCATGCAGGCTAATCGGGAAGGTATTAATTCAGGCCAGATTACACCTAATGAGGCCCGCATTAGTGAGGGCCGTCCGGCGCTTGCTGGTGGTGATAAATTATTAATTCAAGGCGCAATGATTCCGATTGAGAAGGCAGGCGCTAACATGGGAGTAAGCACAAATGCGCAATCTGGAATTTAAGCAAATATGCATCCATGATGCTGAAATTAAAGTTTCAGAAGATGGAAGCATTAAAGGTTTTACTGGTTATGCCTCTGTTTATGGCGGAGAAGATAGCTATGGGGACACAATCCATCCTGGTGCTTATGACTCAATCGCTGGTAATGGAATTACAGTAAAAATGTATTTTAACCATGAGTGGATTTTTAGAAATGCATTGCCAATTGGTCTTATTACGTTAAAGGCCGATGATCGAGGACTTAAAGTTGTTAGCGCTGAATTTACTCCAGGCATTAAAATGGCAGAAGAAGTGCAAAGCGCAGTTAGGCATAAAACGATCACCGGTCTTTCTATTGGTTACCATCTTTCTCAGGCATCATACAAAATGAAAGAAAATGGTGGCAGAGATATTTACAAAGTTGATGAATTAAAGGAAGTGTCAGTTGTTGACTTTCCGGCAGATAGTAATGCGCTGATAACTGGTGTAAAATCTGCAATTGAAGAAATTGAAAACTTAAAAGATGCTGAATCTCTGCTGCGTGATGTTGCAGGATTTAGCAAGTCGAATGCTGTCGCGCTGGTGTCACGTATTCGGACATTGACGAAGGGTGATCCTTCTCAAGAAGTGAAAGAAGTTAAACCGGCAGAAATTAAAAACTTATTTGATAATTTTAAAATCACTATTTGAGGTTAGGATCATGTCAGAAGAAATCAAAGTAATGCTTGAGACTGGTTTGAAAACCGTCGAAGCACAGGTAAAAACAGCACTGGATAACTACAATGCTGAACTGGTAAAGCATGGCAAAGTTAGCACCGATTTAACTGCTAATGTTGACGATTTATCTGAAAAACTGGCAGAAATGAAGTCGCAATTGGTGGATATTGCCCAGAAACAAGTCCAGTTGCCAGCTGAGCAGAAGATTATCACGGTTGGTGCTGACTTCATCAAATCAGATGCATTCACTCAGTTGGTTGGTAATCAACGTGAGCGTGTTCGCTATGAAGTAAAAAACACTGTTTTATCTGACACAACCACTACTTTCCCAACTCAACGCCCTGGTGTTATTCCTGGTAACTTCCTACCAGTGACAATTCGCAGCCGCATTCCAACAGTTACCGTTACTGGTAATGCTGTAAATGCTTTGCGCGAAGCGTCAAACACTAACAACGCAGTTGAAGTTGCGCAAGGTGCAAGCAAGCCAGAATCGGCGGTTACATTTGAACAGTACAATGTACCAATCCAGACTGTAGCGCATTGGATCAAAGTATCAAATCAACTGTTGGCTGATGCTCCTGCGATTGCGTCATACATCGATACCCGCCTGCGTGATGGATTAGCGCAACGGATCGAACGTCAATTGCTGTTAGGTGATGGCACAACTCCGAACCTATCAGGTCTGACTGATTCTGGCAACTTCACTGCATTCACCCCGGTAACTGGTGCAAATCTGGCTGATTCTATCAATAAAGCCAAATACGCACTGTGGGCAACCGGTAATGTCGCCGATACTGTCATTGTTAACCCTGCTGATTGGGCTGCAATGGAGATCGCAAAAGAAACCGGCGGCGCTTACCTGTACGGAACTCCTGGTACTGCAGCTGGCATGACCCCATTCGGCGTTCAGGTTGTACTGTCTAACCACATGGCAACCGGTTATTTCCTGATTGGTAACCTAATGGGCGCTACCAACATCTTCCAGCGTCAGGGTACAACCGTTGAAATGGGTTACATCAACGAAGACTTTACTAATAACTTGGTTACCATTCGCGCCGAAGAGCGTTTGGGATTGGCAGTTGACCGCCCAGCTGCCATTCTGTACGGCACATTCTAACCACTTAACAGTGTATAATAGGGGCTTGCGCCCCTTTTTTTTATGGTGAATTTATGCTTTATCGAATGAAAAAGACCTGCTTACATGGCATTCATGGCAAGCTATTAAAAGATCATGAATATGAATTAACTGATTTAGAAGTAGGTGGAATTCTTAGATTTGTCGAACCCGTCGAGGTGCGGGGGATCCCTTTTCCGTTAGAGATTCAAAAAGATTCGTCATTATTGCCAGTGGCCCCAGTCTTACAAAGCAAGACACAGAAACGGCGCGCAAAATAGGCAAGATCATCACAATAAACAGCTCAATATTTCTAGATGGTTATTCAGATATTCATTACGCCTGTGATCATCGTTGGTGGGCCGAGTATCACCGGCAGATAAAAGATCATAAATGCCTAAAAATAACTCCAAGCGCGAAGGCTGCCGAAGAATTTAAACTTGAATCAATCAAGGCGGAGTACGGTCGCGGGCTAAATAAGAAGGCATGGACGGTTAATTGCGGGATGAATAGTGGTTATCAGGCCATAAATCTAGCTTATCACCTTGGCGCGAAAGAGATTTACCTGCTAGGTTTTGATATGCAGCGCACTGGAGGACAATCTCACTTCCATGGCGATCACCCTAATGGGTGGGCAAATGGCGGAGATTATGCTGATTGGTGTAAAAGATTGGCTGAATTATCATCAGATCTTAGAGTTGAAGACGTCAAAGTGGTAAACTGTAGCCGTGAAACCGCGCTTGAATGCTTTGAGCGATCAACAATTGATGAGGTGTTTAGATGTCTGATTTAACATATCCAGTACTAGATAATGCGACATTTAAACGGCTTATTGATATGGGTGATGGAACTCATGCCGAAGTAATGGTGATGATTAGTGATGATGGCAGGCCGGTATTGGTAGCCTTACCTCCAGCATTGCTAACTGACAACGGCGGGCCACATCAGCGCCTGCGGGTTGACACCGGTCAAACTGGTTTTTTTGACGGTCGCCAATTTCGTATCAGCTTTGAGCTGACAATTACTGCAACACCAATCTGGGTTAAATTAGTTAGTCCGATAGATTTCATTCTACAGTCGCAGACGTTTACCTGTGATCATGGCGGCTATAAGTTCACAGCATACCGGGCATCGCAAGGCACACCATCCGGCACATTTAATCAGCCAATCGACGTGTGGCAAAATAATTTTATGTCTGAGGCTCCGACATTCACCAATCCAATCACTTTCAACTATGGCGGATCATTCACCCCAACTGTTGGACAAAAACCAACCGAGACAGAGCGAATGCTTGCAAATCTTGGTGGTGCTGCCCCATCATCTGGAAGCCCAAATACCGTTGGCGGTGATTCGGCTGGTGAACGCGGGTTGCCTGCTGGCACTTATTACCTTGGCTTTGCGCGCCTGCCAGATTCCACCGTAGATGCGCAAGGCGTTTGGTCACTAATATTTGAGTGCAGAGAATGATTATTCAATCAATGAAAGGTCTTGGCGACAACATTCTGCAGCGCGCATTTGTTAAATCCACAAGCCAGCCGGTTTACCTTGATACTCCATGGCCTGAATTATATTCAGATCTTCAAAATGTTCATTTTACGAAGCCATCAACAATGCTTAGGACACAGCACAAGAACATCTGCCGACAGCATATACAATGGGAAAGCATTCCAGTTGGTCATGCAATGAAACGAATATCATACGGAAATCAAGGTATGTTTCACGGTATGCGCCAAGCATTCGGCTTTGATCCTGTAAAAATGGATCTGCCTGATTTCGGTGTATCACTATACGACAGTCCTTATGTAGTTGTTCGCCCGGTAACCGTCCGCAGTGAGTGGCGCGCAGATTCACGCAATCCAAAAATAGGATATGTGACGAAAGTCGCAGAATTGGCGAAACAGTTAGGCTATCTTGTTATCAGTGTTGCTGATTTAGAAGATGGAAAGGAATGGGCTTTAGAGATCCCGCCGTCAGACATTCAGTTTCACCGTGGAGAATTAACGGTATCGCAACTGCTAAATCTCACGCAAAATGCAAGTGCGCTGATTGGCGGTATAGGTTGGATTGTTCCGGCTTCTATGGCGCAGAATGTACCAGCATTTATCGTGTGCGGCGGGCAAGGGCAATACAATCACCCAAGTAAGATTACTGACTCACTACAACAGCACAGAATCACGTTTGCAATGCCAGATAAATTTTGCATGTGCGCAACAGCACAGCATGACTGTAATAAGGAAATCAGCAATTTTGATGAGCTGGTTAATAAATTTTTTGAGGAGATAAAATGAAGCTACATCACATAAAAGAAATGATGATTCATAGCATAAAAAAAGGAGATGTAATGGTTGTTAAATTGCCATCATCACCATCTCAATGTGATATGCGAAGAATGCGCGATCAGATAATGAGCATCACAAAAGATTGTGGATTGGTTGATGTGATCTTTGTTGATAAAAATACTGATATTGAATTTATTCGGAGCGAAGAAAATGATCATTCCTGATTCATTCAAAGATACACTGGTATGGTCTGATAAGCTTGGCTATGGATTCCATACCAGGCCACCGATGGAATACGAAACAAGCTATTTTAACTCATACCAGCTGAGAGACCGCAGCGTTGTCGGTAAGTTGCTAACAGAGGCCCGCATCAAGCTAGTGCGCGATCACTATGATGGCGTAGTGTGTGATATCGGTATCGGTGGCGGGCGCTTTGTCGAAGAGATTGACGGTGTAGGCTATGACGTCTGCAATGTTGCCGTTGATTGGCTTAAGCATAACGGCAGATATTGGAATCCGTATGATCATGATTGCGAAGCGATCACCTGTTGGGATAGCTTAGAGCATATTCCAGAACCTGAAAAGCTGCTCGCTAAAGTATCGAAGTTTGTTTTCGTATCGATGCCGATTTATACAAGTTCAATGGACTGCTTAAAGTCGAAACACTACAAGCCAGGCGAGCATCTTCACTACTTCACAGCCTGCGGCCTGAAACTATTCATGCGCAATAATGGCTTTGATCAGATTGCGTCAAGTGGAATTGAAAGCGAACTTGGTCGTGATAGCGTTTTATCTTTCGTGTTTAAGCGTAAAGTGTGACATACATCAAATAAAAATAAAAATAACGCGCTATAGTTAATTCAACAAACACAGGAGATTAAATATGAGTAAAACAATAAAATTTTGGTGCGATTCTGGCGCAAATATACACTCATGCAAAAGAGGAGAGATAACTACTGATGAGCTTGGGTTTTCTGATTGCGAGTGGGATGAAATTCCAGAAGAAGAAAAAGAAGAAATAATGAAAGAATATGCTCTTGATGGCCTTGATTGGGGATGGGTGGAGGAAAATAAAAAATGAAATACTCAGATCTGACAATCGAAGAAGCTATTGTTTTATACATGCAAAATAATGCGCAAGTGCAATGTGACGGCGATATGCAAGTGGCCTATTTTGAGTTTGAATTCTAATGAGCGGATTCTATCACCGGCCACCGTCACCGGTAATGACGGTAAAACTCTGCAATCAGATGATCCACTGTAACGATTATTACATAAATATTTATCGTGAGCGGTTGGAACATGGGTATGACAGAGAGATAAATAAAGCAAGACTTGCTGAGTACGAAAAAGAAAATAAGAGATTGAATGAATGGCTACAGGAGAATGATAAATGAAAAAACACATACACATACCAGTTTTCGGACCGCAAGAATTGTTTAATGGAGTTCCTGATTATGTTGAATTTATCAGATTCAATGATTACTCGAGAGATTATTTATGGGGTGATTCAAACTCAATAAATCATTTAGGATTTAGAGATTTAAAAGCAATACCAATCGTCGCCATGCGCCGAATCGAAGAAATAGAAAATCAACCCACAGTAAATCCAGAGCCTAAAAGCTGGACAGTGGAAGACCAGAAGGCCGGGCGATTGCCGGAGGTTGGGGTTGAATTTCAAACTAGCACAGGGAAAAGAAAGTGCGTTATCACAGAAGGTAAATTCATTTTTACAGTGAACGACGATGTTGTAGAAGTTTACACAATAGAAAGCGCTATGCCAGTAGAAACACCAGAAGACAAATTTGTTAGATCATTTGTTGAGATAAACAAACAAACAGTTAAGGCTGAAATTTCTGAAAGCACAGTAAGGGAATTATATAGAGCAATTAGAGACGGAAAGCTAAGCGTTACCCCGATAGTTTATAGATAATCGCATGCGTACCAACCCGCTTAGGCGGGTTTTCTTTTATCTACTATCCGCAAGTGGTATCATATACGCATCATTATGTGTAGGTGATAATCATGGGTTACAGCTCACTATCTCGTTTTAAATCTCATCTCAGGTTAGAGCAAGATCCTGATACTGTCTATGATGAAGAATTACAAGGCTATCTCGATGCAGCAGAAGATTATGTGGCTCAATTTCTGAATCGTACCGTGCCTTGGTATGACGATACCACATCACCAGCAACTCAAATTCCTGTGCCTGCGGCTGTGCAGATTGCAACCTATATGCTTGCCGCTGATTATCACGAAAACCGTGAAGCGCAAATCATCGGCGTATCAGTTACTGAAAATCAAGCTGTAATGAATATGCTTTGGCCTTATCGAGTGGGAATCGGTATATGAGATCGGGCCCGCTACGCCATAGGGTTACTTTTCAGAATCGGGTAACCACGAAAGATGCTTTCGGTCAACTTACTGAATCATGGTCTGACTTGTTCATTGTTTGGGCCAGTGTTGAGCCTATTTCTGGTCGTGAATTACTGGCAGCACAACAAACACTTGGCGAGATAACTCACAGGATACGCACAAGATACCGCGATGGAATCACGGCGGCTACACGTGTATTGTTTAATGGCCGTATTTTTGATATTGAATCATCGATAAACGATAAAGAAAAAAACGCATATCTTGAAATCATGGCTAAGGAAGGCGCCACAAATGGCTAGTGAAATCAAGGTTAACGGTCTTGCTGAACTACAGCGGACACTAAAAGACCTACCGGCTAGGCTTGGCAATAAAGTTGTCATGCAAGCATTGCGCAAGGCTGCTAACGTCATAAAGAAAGACGCACAGCAGCGTGTAAAGGTTTTAGCGACACCGACAAAATATCGTAATTCTGGCACCGTGAAAAAAGCTATCAAGGTGCGCAAGTCAAAGCAGCACAAATACGGGGTGTTTGTTGGTGTTAAGCCGCTTAATGTCAAGAAAATTATGGCGTTTGCTGGAAATTCAGCCAATAACCCAAACGATCCTTTTTACTGGTGGCAATTAGAGTTCGGCAACGTCAACATGCCTGCATTCCCATTTTTGCGGCCAGCGTTCGATTCTAATGTACAGAAATCAATCACTGAATTTGAAACTTACGCAAAGGAACGCGTAGTTGTTGAAGCTGAAAAGCTGGCTAGAGAGCGGGGGTCTAGATGATTGAGATTGATATCAGATCAGCGCTGCTTGCTGATACTGGATTAACATCCATAGTAGGCGATCGCATTGCTGCAATGATTATGAATGCAGGTGAATTGCGACCATATATTACCTATCAGCTGATTGGCGGGAATCGGTTCCCAACGCTTAATGGCGCATCAAATACTAGATCGGCTAGATTTCAGATCAATTGTTTTTCTACAAATTACGGTCAGGCAAAGCAGATCGCCGAACTCGTTCAAGAGTCCATTGAAAACTCATCGTTATTTGATTCTGTATTTAACGGAGACCAAGACTTGTATGAGTCAACTACAAAACTTTACTATGTTGTGATAGACTATTCCCTGCACAAACAAGACTAATGGAGTCACTAAAATGGCTAGAAAATCGCGCGCCGTGTCATCTCAGGGCACTAAGTTTTACATGTCACAGGTTGGCGCGACTAGCGTTGATGTGGCAATTACAGGCATTAGCAAATCAAATCCGGCGGTCGTAACGGCAACGTCTCACGGCTTGGAAACTGGTGACATTGTTGATATTTCAGGTGTTCTTGGCATGACTGAAATTAACGGTCAAGGCGGTCTAGTTAAGAAATTAACTACCAGCACATTTGAAATTGTCGGTCTGGATTCGTCTGATTATGCGGCGTGGACATCTGGCGGTGTTGCCACTCCCGCCGTGATGATTGAAACAGATCAGCACAAGTCATATTCAGGCTTTGATGGCGCATCATCTGAGATCGATATTACAACCCTAACTTCTACTGCCAAAGAGAAGGATATGGGCTTACAGGATGCTGGTTCAATGTCAGCTGAACTGCATTATGTTGAATCAGATCCATTCCAAATCGAAGCAAAACTGGCCCGCAAAGATGCAGAATATCGCTGGTTTAAATTAACCAAGCGCAATGGTTATCATAAAGTATGGCTCGGTCAGGTACTGTCATTCGGCGACTCTGGCGCGGTTGATGGTACAAACGGTGGCACGTTATCAGTATCGATCTCCGGCGAAGTAGCAGAGGCTATCTAAATGTCAACAATCACACGCGATCAATTTATTTCAGCAGGTAATTATAAATCATTTGATGTTGATGGTTTTGGTTCTGTTCGAATCAAAGCTCTACCTGTGAAAGAGCGCTTTGTCATTATTGGCAAGCACATGGATATAGGAAAATCAGATGCCGGCTCAGTTGATAAGGTGCTAATGACTACCGATGCGCAAATCTACATGATCGCAAAATCACTTGTTGATGGTGATGGCAATTACTTGTTTGATGCAAATAACCAAGGCGATCTTGATCTGATTGCAGCTAAGGATGAAGAGTTTCTTGGCAGATTGGTTGATGAGATCACTGTGTTCAATCGCTTTGCAACCAACAAAGGCGAGGACAGCACAGAGGATGCAGCAAAAAACTAAGGCGGCGAGCTGAAAGGTTTTTTCTTTTCAAACTCGCCAGAGATCTAGGAAAGTCAGCTGCAGAAGTTGAGCAAAATATAACGTCATCCGAGTTTGTGGAATGGATGGCGTTTTATCAAATTGAATACGAATACAAAACAGATACAGCTCCACCTATCGAATACGACGATCCAAGAGAACAAGACGCAGCAATAGACGCGCTATTTTAAAGGACAAGGCCATGTCACTGGGTACACTAACAATCGATCTGGCTGCTAACGTAGCGCGACTAACTAGCGATCTTGGCAGGGCTAATAGAATAGCAGAGCAATCAGCATCGCAAATGCAAAAGCGATTCGATCAGCTAAAAGCAGGAATCGGCGCTCTATTTGCAGGGTTATCTGTTGGTGCTTTTTCTTCATGGATTAAGCAGTCAATTGACGCAGCCGACGAGATAAACGATCTATCTGTAAAGCTTGGGATTAGCGCGCAATCATTGCAGGCATGGGGCTATGCTGCGCAAATGTCAGGCGGAAGTATGGAGGTTGTATCTAGCGCGCTAAAAAAACTAAATTTAGATATATCAGATGCCGCCAATGGATCGGTATCAGCATCGGAGAAATTCAGTTCGATAGGGGTTTCAATAACAGATGCTAATGGCAAATTAAAATCAGCAGACCAAGTTCTGCTTGAAATTTCGGATAGATTTTCCGCTACCGCTGATGACGCAAATAAAACCGCTGTTGCTGTTGATATTTTCGGAAAATCAGGCGCCGATATGATCCCAACTCTTAATGCTGGTAGCGATGCGCTATTGGAGTTAATGAATCAAGCAAGGCAGTTTGGCCTTGTAATGAGCAATGAAGCAATACAGAATGCGGCAAGCTTCAACGACTCGCTTGATATGCTATCAGAAGTAAGCAGGGGATATTCTAATCAGCTTGCAACAGCATTACTGCCAGCGCTAAACACCCTTGCTGGATATTTAATTGACGCGTCAACAAGTTCCGATACTGCAACTGATTCTATGGGTAAACTTGATGCGGTATTGCGCGGCTTAATTATATCCGGTGTGTCTGTCGGGTTGGCCTTTAGGCGTGTCGGAAATGCAATAGGCGCAACTGCCGCCGCAGCTGTAATGGCGGCTCAGGGTGAATTCTCAAAAGCTGCAGATATCGCGACAATGTCCCAAGAAGATAGCGCGAAAGATATTGAAGATACACTAAAAAGAATATCTTCAACTTGGGATGGTACATATCAAAAGATGGGCGAAAAGGCTGCCGAAGTAAGCGGAAAGATTAAGCCATCAATAAAGAGTATATCAGGCGCACAGGGCGAACTTACTGAGCTAACCAAAAAGCACGCTGCGGAGATTGCTGGTGTTACTGACAAGCAATATTCGTACAATCAAAAAATATCAGAGCTAAAAACACTGCTTGGATCAGGGAAGATATCGCAAGAGAATTACGCTAAGGCAGTAAGCGCTGCCGGTGCAGAATTAAATAAAACATCAAAAAATGCTGACTCTGCCGCATCAACAGCTAAACGCCATGCAGAAGCCATCGCCAGCGAAATACAGCAGCTCGAATACAAAGCAGCTATCCTAGGCATGACTGATACACAAACTGAGCTTTATAAGTTATCAACCGATGGCGCTACTCAGTCACAAATAAAACACGCAAAAACATTACTTGATCAGGTTGAGGCTTTCGAGAAAGACAAAAAAGCAAAAGAAGACTCGACAAAATACCAAGAAGATCTGAATGATAAAATGCGACAATATGATGAGTTAATCACTGGCGCAAAATCTGGAACTACAGAATTCGGCGACACGCTACACGATCTAAATGAGCTGCTAAAAGCAAATAAGATCAGTCAAGATGAATACAACGCAGCGGTAGGGCGACTGAATAAGAAGTATGAAGATGCAGGCAAGGCCGCTATAGACTGGAGCAAAATCCAAGAGGGCGCGCTGGATGCTGGCCGCGATTCACTAGCGGACTTCCTGTACGATCCATTTGAAGGCGGCATAGAAGGAATGGTTGATAACTTCACCATTGCTTTGAGAAAAATGGCTGCGCAGGCTGCTGCTGCTGGCATAATGGAAGAGGTTTTCAGCAAGGATAACATGGCATCAATAACGTCATGGTTTAGCTCTATGATGGGTGCCGCAAGTAGCTCTGGCGGCTCCTCATCATCGTCAACTGGTTCCGGCATGGCTAGCATGATTGGCGCGATAGGTTCGATGTTTAGCTTTGACGGTGGCGGCTTTACTGGATCCGGCGCTAGATCTGGTGGCTTGGACGGTAAGGGCGGATTCGTTGCCATGATTCATCCAAACGAAGAAATCATTGATTACACAAAACCGGTGTATAATTCAGCAAAGGAAAGCTCATCTCGCGCGTCTGGACGAACCACTATCAACCAAGTTATAAATACTCAGGGTAGAATAGATAATCGCACCAGCAATCAGATAGCGACTGATACCGCAAGAAAACAGCGGCTGGCTCGCTCACGGTTAGGGGGTTAAATGTTCAACGAATCACGACTTCTCGATTGCGTATCCTACGGGTCAGAATTCGGACACCAGTATAACACGCGCGTAAATTCGCTTAGATCTGGGCATGAGCGCCGGAATGCCAACTGGTCAGCCCCGCTTGGTAAGTATGCTGTGCTTTACGATAATTTACACGCAGATGATCATGAGCTGGTGGTTAACGCTCATCACGCCTGCATGGGGCAGCTTATCGGGTTTAGATTCAAGGATTGGTCAGACTACAAAGCGGATCGCGAAGTTTTAGGCGTTGGAACTGGTGCCAATCAATCCATTCAATTAGTGAAAACATATCCATTCGGCAGTATTGATTTATCACGAAACATAACAAAGCCGATTGTTAACACGCTTCACTTTTACGCTGGCGATATCGAGATCTGGCCTATATCATCCAATTACACGACAGGAATTTTCACGCTAAACGCTACCGCTGGCGCTGTGATAACATGGTCTGGGCAGTTCGATGTGCCAGTTAGATTCACATCAGATGAAATATCATTCTCTGTTGTCGATAAAAACAAACGCCGCGGATTCTTTCTAACTGCTGACGTAGAATTACAGGAGATCCGGCTGTGAGAAATGTATCAACAGCACTGCAAACTCACTTAGAGCAAGACACGACAACCACTTGTCGCCTGTTAAAAATAACCCTCTCGACCGGCGTTAGCTATGGCCTAACAACTCTTGATCGTGATGTGATTTATGAAGGTGTAACATACTCGGCTGATAATGGATTCGATCCGTCAAACCTATCCAGTAATACGGGCTATGACGTAGATAATGCCGAGGGTTACGCGCTGATATCTGCCGACATACCAGGCATTACATTAAACATGGCGAAGGCTGGCGCACTGGACGATGCAAGATGGATGATGATGCTAGTTAATTGGGCTGATTTATCAATGGGTCACATCATCATTGATGCTGGCGACATCGGAGAAATTACAGTTACTGATAACGCAGTGTTTGCCCCTGAATTGCTAAGTTATACGATGCGGCTCCGTCAGGCTATCGGCCATGTCGATCAGCGCAAGTGTCGCGCTGTATTCGGCACATCACCAAATCAGCAAACTGGCTGCGGCGTTAATTCAGATGTTATGTGGGTTGCCGGTTCTGTTACTGCGATAAACACAGAGCAAAATCGCGTGTTTGCCTGCAGCTCATTAATTGGGTCGGTAATTTATTATCCCGGTCGCATCCGCTGGACATCCGGGGATAATCAATCAAGCCGACTTTATCAGGTCGAGTATTTCGACGCCACAACTGGTACAATTGGGATGTTTGAGCCTGTGCCGTTTGATATCGACATCGGCGATCAATTTACAATCAGGCCAGATTGTGATAAGACGGTGGCCAATTGCAAGTTTTACAACAACTTTTTGAATTACAAGGGTGAGCCGCACATACCGGTCGGGGATGGCGTAGAGGCTACAACTCCGCAGGCTCAGACTGGAACTACTATGTATGCTGGGTCATCATAATAAATGCGAGGCGTTATGAGCGATGTCATAGACAAATACATATCTCACGCCAGATCCATGATCGGCGTAAAATGGCGCCATCGCGGGCGCAAGCCGTGGGCTGTTGATTGCCTTGGTCTAATCTCGCTGTCCCTGTCATCCGCTGGCTTTGACGTTAACGACCGCACTGATTATGGTCGCGATCCGTGGAATGAAGGGTTGCAGAAATCACTACGCGAACATTTCGGAGATCCGGTTACAGATTGGAAGCGTGGAGACATTGCGTTGATGATGTGGCCTAACTCAAAAGGCCCGTCTCATGTTGGCTTTATCGCTGATTACGTTCACGGCGGGTTATCGCTAATCCATGCATATAGTATGCAAGCAGTTATAGAGCATCGACTGGATGATCGCTGGTCAAGCATGATAGTTGAGGTGTATCGCCCTTGGCACAGCTAGTGATGGGCGCCGTCGGCGCGGTAATCGGTTTTTATGTTGGCGGGCCGACCGGTGCAATGACCGGGTTTAGCGTTGGCGCTTCAATCGGCGCGTCAATGGAAGAAGTCGTTGTTCAGGGAAATAAAATCGGCGATATTGCAAAACAAACAAGCCGAGAGGGTGTTGCCAGACCGATAATATGGGGTCGCGTTCGCCCTATCGGTGGGAATCTTATTGCTACCAGCGCGCCGAATATAGTTAAATCACGCAAATCATCAGGCAAGGGCGGCGGCGGGACAACAACTACATCAGAAAGCGTGTACAGGACTTATGCGATCAGGATCTGTGAAGGACCGATAACTGGAGTTATTAGAGTCTGGCGCAACAATGAACTGATTTATGATGGTCGCGGTACTGCATGGGGCGCTGAAAATAACCCTGCATTTTTGGCTGTTGCTACTTTCTACAATGGCGACTGGGACCAGATGCCAGATCCATCGCTGGAAGGTGTTTTCGGTGCTGGTAATGTGCCACCGCATCGCGGTACTGCTTACATGGTCATGAATAATGAGTTGCTGGATGATACCGGCGGAGCAGTTCCTCAATGGCTTTTTGAGGTTGAAAGGTTGGACGGGCAACTGTCAACGTCTAGGCCATATGATATCGAAGACATAAACAGCTTAAGATCTAGTGGTGTTGTCTCGTTGAGGGATTCTCCAAAAGATCTAAGCACTCATTATGCTTATAGCTCTGGTGCTATCATTAACTCAATTAACTTAACTAAAGTTATGTTTTGGGTATATCACACGCAAGACCCAGAAATTGCAGTATCAAATGGGGCTAGTGTCGCTTCGGCCCAGTTAATATATAATCCAACAGTAATCGTTCCAGCAGATAAAACCGAGCTAATCAATTCACCCGGGGCGTCGGTTGTTAGCGTTTTATTCTATCTGGGTAGAATTGAATATAATATCAACAATGAAAACCTAACATCGTCTGGCGCAACAATAATGCAGGTGTCACTATCATGATCAACTTAAAATCAAATGTCGGTGGATTTTATAAGCTTGAGATAACAAACAATAACACGAATGAAAAAAGAGTTGCTGCTGATTGGTTTAAGAATTTAATTACCGATAATGGCTTAAATCTTCTAGCTACATCTGGAAGGTATCTAGGTGTTTGTCAGGTTGGATCTGGATCATCTACCCCATTAGTATCTGATACAGCTCTAGCATCAATAATGGCATCAAATAGCTCTGGAGTATCATTCACTTATGGCACGACAACATCAGCACCGTATTACACATGGATCAGGAATGTATATAGATTTAATGCCGGGGTAGCAACTGGAAATATATCAGAGATTGGCGTAAGCCCAGCCGGATCAACGACAGGCAATTTGTTTAGTAGGGCACTTGTTTTGGATGGTGAAGGAAACCCAACAACCATCACGGTATTGTCAAATGAGACGCTTGATGTTACTTATGAGTTGAGATATTACGCCCCATCCACGGATATAAGCGGATCATTTATGATAGGTTCATCAAGCTATTCATGGATATCAAGAGCATCGAATGTAGATGGCAATGATTCGCTTGGTTGGGGGCTGCAGGATGATGGGGCTAGTTCATTTGGGTATGTAGTTCCAGAGACAAACACATATCCATGGTTGTCAGAGGCTGGCATAAGAGCTTATAGCGGCGCTATATCATCAATTACCGAGATACCTTCTGGATCGTCAGTTATGGGGACTATATCTGCAAATTCTTATATCTCCGGGTCTTTTTATATAAATCATGTTGTTTCATTTTCAATATCTCAAGCCAACTATGCCGGAGGAATAGGCTCCGTTAGTGGCAGAATGGGTATTGGGTCATATCAGATCGGATTTACCCCACATATACCAAAAACCTCCGATGATGTTTTTTCTATAACAATCAGGCACTCATGGGGTAGGGCGTGATGCTTCCAGATAACGAGCCATCATTATCATTAGTGCGCGGTAGTTTTATAGGCGGTCGCGCTTATCCAGTTACAAACTTTGTGGATTATGAATCTGGAGGGGTTGGCATCCAAGATCCATCAAAGGGAATGCTTTATCAAACATGGAGGGCCAGGCTTGAAAATGACCATGTTTATATTTCATCCGAAAATACACCTGAATACTCTATTTTTTCAGGCTCTGGAATAACAGAGATCAGCTTTTCTTTTGATCAGAATATGCGCTTTACGCTTGCGTATGTTGAAAGCGGAAACGCAAAATTGTACTGGTATGATTCTACAATATCCGGAATGAGAGTGACAAATTTTGGTGCCTCCGTTTTAAATCCTAGAGTAACGATGGATGACAAGAGAAGCTCTCAATCATCAACTAATGACATTATCTTTGCTTACGTCAGAGATGGGGCCATTTACTACAGACAGCAAAGAGATAGATTTCAGGTTGAGCGGTTCATTCAGGGCGGAGTCTCTAAGCTAAAAAAAATAGGCATGAATGATAAACTGAGATTGCAGTTTTTGTGGGAGTAAATTATGAGCACGGGCATTGGTGATTCGCCAAGATTATACAGCTGGCCTGTCGTGTCTGTTGTTTCTGAGATATGCGAAAGGGCCGGAATACCATCGTGGGCCATTGATTTGTATGGGCTAGAAGGGATCTCAGTTGATGGGTTTTATATGGACAACTCATACGCCGCATTCTCTGGTTTGCAATCATTGTCGCGTGTGTTTATGTTTGATCCGTCTAATTGGGATGCAAAATTAAGGTTTATCCCCCGCGGTGGCGAGATTGTTGCAGAGCTAACATCTAGCGACCTGATCGATGATGGTGAAGAAATTGAGAAACTGGCTAGACGTGACTCACTATCTATTGCTCGTGTTTATCACTTATCTTATTTTGATGTTGACGGCGGGCTAAACCCAGACATTCAATCATCAGACAGAAGTTTTGACGCTAGAAGCAAATCAGAAGTAAGTACAGAAACTACCGTGATCATGAATGCAGACGATGCAGCTAGAGTGGTGGCGATAAATCACAAAACTGTCATAGAAGAACAGCGCGGAACTTATGAGTTTTCATTGCCTGATTCTTATCTGTATTTAGTTCCAGGCAAGTGCTTAAACCTTAACGGTGAGCGCCTACGAATTTCTGAGATAGAAATCAATGATGGCTATCAGCATTACGTGTGCCAGTATGACCGGCAATCTGCATATACATCAAGCGTTTTAGGCAATCCAGTCTACATGCCAAGTACTCCTCCATCACTGGTTATTGGCGACACTGTTTTGTACTTCATTGATTCTCACATCATAAAAGACAGTGATGATAGGCTTGGTTACTATGTCGCAGTCTCTGGCACTACTACCAACTGGAAGGGCGCGCTAGTTGAGTTATCAACAGACGGAGGACAAACATATAACGAAAGTTATGCTGGTGACGCCGAATCTACAAGTGGAGTTTTAACCGCAGGCTGCGGTATTCATGCGAGAGAATTCCCCGATGAATCAAATAAATTCACCGTGCAACTAACTAGATCTGATATGGAAATAGAAGACGCAACGCTAGCGCAAATGATGAGCAAAACAAACCTAGCTATCGTTGGTAATGAGCTTATTAACTTTGGTTCTGTCGATGAGGTTTCCGCTGGCGTATGGGATGTATCGTATTTATTGCGAGGGAGAAAAGGCTCAGCAATAACAAATCACGCTACCGGTGAGCGATTCGTTTTACTAAAACGTCAGGCTATGTATTTCATTGAAGCCGATCTTTTTAATCTAAATCGCCAGTTAACATTCAGAGTGACATCGCTTGGTAAATCATCCAGCACAGTGCAAACAGTATCATTTACTGGACAGTCGCAGACCGAGCAAGCCCCATCATACCTATCTGCATATCGTGACGGTGGGAATGTTGTTATATCGTGGCAGGGTGTCGGAAAGCTTGGTGGGTCCACATCAATAGCAATGGGGCAATACTTCACAGGGTATCGCGTAACTATTAACGGCGCACCGCAAGATACAACAGACAAAACACTAACGGTAACAGACCCGTCAGGAAGTGTTACAATATCAGTTAGTCAAATAAACTCAATCACTGGCGCAGGGCCTGAAACTACGGTGACAATATGACAAACACAGTAAATAACGGAATTCAATTTGTCCCAGAAAACACAACAGATCCAGCTGCTGGATTGAATTTATCGCTACTAACTATCGACATGCTTTTGAATCTATCTGTAGAATCGATAGGGGATACAACTCCACCTGCAACCGTATTGGATGGTGCCCGCTACATTGTCGGCGTTAGCGCTACTGGCTTGTGGCTTGGTCATGATAATGAACTAGCGATGTGGATTGATAACCCAGGATACTGGCAATTCCGTGATGTTAGCTTTGCATTCAACAAAACAACGTCATCATTCTGGGTTTTAAATTCAACGTGGGAAGAGTACGCAACAACTCCGTCATCGGCTGGCGAGATAAACACAGCATCAAATCTTGGCACCGGCTCTGGGCTGTATAAGCAAAAAACAGGCGTAGATTTACAGTTTAAATCACTGCTTGCAGGCACAAACTGCACACTAGATACAACAACAGATCCTGATTCTGTTATTATTAACGTGCCAAATCAGTCAACTACAGATACAACCGTGGTCACAATAAAAGAAGATACAACCACGGGTTACACTTTGATTTTAACCGATGCCGGAAAGTGCATAGAAATGAACAACGCGGCTGCAAACACATTAACAATACCACCATCATCATCTGTATCGTTTGCGACAAACACAACGATACTTGTCAGACAGATGGGGGCGGGAAATACGACCATAGTCGCAGGATCTGGCGTTACAATCAGAAATCCACATGCAACACTAAAACTATTAAAACAATACGCCACCGCGTCATTGCATAAGCGCGGAGCGGATGAATGGTGCATTGATGGCAACATGGCGGAATCATAATGATATCAATACCAATGATTGGCGCTATAGCGTCAAATAGAATTGCATCGTCATCATTATACGATCAATATATATCTGACTCCCCTAGGGTTTATTGGCGACTAAATGAATCATCAGGATCTGCTCTGAGTGATTCATCTTTAAACTCAATAACCGGCACGCTTTATAATACATATTCACTTTCTCAGCCATCGCTTGCGCCAAATGACATCGGAAGCTCGATACTATTTAATGGTGGATACGCAAAGGCATCAAATAATTTTATACCAGAAAGCTCTAACGCATCATTTACAATTGCTTTTTTAATAAAACACACAAAGACTGGAGTTTGCAATTTTCTGCAATCCACGGTCTCATCATCAGTAAATAGGATCTTTATACAACTAAACAGAAATGCGTCCGCAACGCTCACAAATGGGTCATTTAGGATATCAGGAAGCACAGCAACCGAGTCATTCAGTTTTTCGCCGACAAATAACCCAAACATAAACGATGGAAATATACATCTTGTCCATATTGTTAAGGATGGTTTAACTCCATATATATATATCGACGGCGTTTCTGTTTCTGTTTCAACTGGTTATATATCAACATTTCCATCCGGGTCTATATCTTCATCAAGCGAGAGATATGTGATTGGATCTGACTCGTTGCTATCAGCTCCATGCACTGCATATATAGATGAGTTCGCCACATTTTACTCAGCCCTCAGTGCAGCAAGAATATCTAGTCACGCATCCGCCGCAGGGTTTTAATTATTAAAAATTTGTAAGACATAAAAAACATACTATACTTATAGTGAGAGTAAAATATGAGACGCCAAGGGGGTGTATCATGAGAACTATCACAATGAGAGTTAACAACGGGATTGATGAGTTGTGGATTGAATCAGATCAAGAATGCAAACTGCTTGCTGTTATGGGCGCTTATGGCCTTAGTCGTAGCGGTTGGCACTCACATCATGGTGATGTTACCGGGGATTTCGAGACAATCGAAGACGTACTTCAAGCATACAGGATAAGTGAGGAAATCATTCATTGATTTACACTCTGTAAAGAATCCGGCTGAGACCGGATTTTTTATGCCTGCAATTTGATAAAGTGTTACAATTAGAAAAAATGACTGGATATTACAATGCAGAGCATAGTTGATTGGTTTAGGAATCTGGAGCCATTAACTCTAGGTATTATTATGTCGGTGATTATTAGCGTGGCGCGCATGATGTATGACAATGAAACCAGCTTCAAGCGTGGCGTGTCTGAGGTAGTTCTCTGTACCTCATTCACATTTATCGGAGGTAAAACTCTGTTGATTTTCGGAATAGATCCAACGTGGAGTCTATTGATAGGTGGTGCAATCGGTGCCCTTGGTAACTTGGTTATCAGAAAATACATTTCAAAATTTATAGATAAAAAAATCAGCAAACAATAAAGCCGCTAGAGCGGCCCTATTTCGTTAATCACTTTCATTGCTTCTTTTATTTCACATTCTAGCTGATATACCATTGATTCATTAACTCCAGCTGAACAAATTACGCCCTGAATAAGTAATGATGATGCTTGGATTTTGTTTGCCGCATATTGAAGTTTAACCAATTCATCAATCGTATAGTTCATTGCATAACCTCCTGCAATATCAACCTGCAACCATCGTTATCAGCAAGTATGCAAACGTTATGCGCTTGCAGTACTACATGAGGCCAATCATCATGCAGCGCCTTAACTCCTTCCTCAACGTTTTTATATCCAACAAATGCTGGCTCAAACACTTTTCCATCTGCGACAAGTTTAGTAGTGATCATTTTCGTATCTCCTGCGCTTTTGCGCTGTTGTTGTATTATTAGTATTGTCCAGTAATTAACTTTGTGCAAATCTACCTACAACAAATGTGATCTAAATCAATAATAGTCAGTAAGCAGATCAAACAAGAAAACAAGCAAAAGAATAATGAATATGTTCATACTGGCAGCATCATGTTTTCTGCATCATCATGCAGGCTTTGCGCGTATTCCGTAATATACATCCACATGACATAATTACCTGAATCAAGCATATCGAATGCGTGTTGTTTCCACTGATTGCGTTTGATGATGACGCCTGTCTGCGCTGCAAATTTATACTCGCAGGCTGCATCAAAAGCATTCCACATTGTTTCATGCAGATCTGTTTCAGTTGCCAGATAGTTGTAAAATCCATCGAGATCGGTTTCAAAAATGTGCTGTGCGTGTTCGTTAACGTCATAGTCTGTCATAGTGTATCTCCTTGTTAGTTTCTTTATCATATCAAACCAATAGTTAAAAACTGTGATGTATATCAAACAATAAAAAATTGATAGCGATATACTAAATAAAACACAGGAGGATATATGAAGAAAGCAATTTTTCTTTACGATTACACAGGAATCATGGCGCGACCATGGCTTGATGCTGGTTATGAATGCTGGTGCTTTGACGGTCAGCATCCGCAAGGAATAACCCGTGATGGCAATCATGTAAAGGTTGGTATGTGGTTCGATGCATACAACACGATGCAATCAGTTAAAGAAATAAAGCAAATGGTTGGCGATGGCGTTGTATTTGTTTTTGGTTTTCCTGAATGCACAGATGTGGCAGTAAGTGGCGCAGTTCATTTTGCGAAGAAAGAAAAAATAAATCCAGCATTCCAGGCTGAGGCTTGCGAGCTTGCAAGATTGGTTGAATATGTTGGTTCAGCGTTTTGTTGTGCGTGGGCGGCTGAAAATCCTGTTAGCGTTTTGGCTACATTGTGGCGCAAGCCTGATTGCTCATTCCATCCTTATGAGTATGGAGGATATTTACCTGAAAACGATAAGCACCCACTTTATCCTGAATACATAAAGCCTCGTGATGCGTACCCAAAGAAAACGTGCATATGGTCTGGAAATGGCTTTGTTATGCCAGATAAAAAACCGGTACCTGTGCAACCTGGATATTCAGACCAACACAAAAAACTTGGAGGTAAATCACTTAAAACTAAAAACATTCGCAGCGCAACACCAAGGGCGTTTGCTTTAGCTGTATTTGAATTCAATAAAAAATAAAGCCTCATTGCGAGGCTTTTATATTTTTGTACCATTCTTGCCACCTGATCAGCTTGTCGGTGTTTTCGGTTGCATTGTTGATATTCAATTCCAGCGCATCTTGTTTTTCTTCTATCGTTTGTTGGCATGATGAGCATTTAAATTCACTTGGTGCTATCAGTAGATCCTGGCTTACCGATAGATCCAAAACCGGCGTCTGTGATTTCGTACAGGCCGGAAGTAGCGCAAGACTCGCGATCAACAGCAGGAGCTTCACGCCATTTTGTGCGATATACTTTAACAGTTTCAGTTCTGACATCTCGTTTTGCCCTCTGTAGTTCGGCCAATTTAAGATCTGATTGATTTAGTTTTTCCTGCAAAGCATCGCGCTTGATAACCTCTGCCTTTAATTGTTCAAGCGTTTCCATTTCATCGCGCTGATATTGCCAGTATGCGCCACCAAGAAAGCATACTGATATCAACATGGCTAACAGTGCCAACTTAATCTGCGTTGTCATCTTGTGTCTCCTGTTGAACTAAGCGACCTATCAAAACGATTATAAATAACAATGAGTAAATCGATGACGGAATTTCGGCACCGTAAAATTCAATCACTCCGCTAATCACCACACCAACAAAAGAAAATATCACTGAAAAATATTTCCATGCCTTGCGCCACTCTGGAATCAGTTTTATTTTAAGCACAGTGCTTTCTCCTTATCCCGGCGAACAGTCAGGCCCTTTAACTCTTTGCCGCCAGATTTATTAAAATCAGGCAACCGCTCACACATCTGGCTGAATCTCCGTGCCTGCGCATGTTTGCTAATTGTCGTCTGTAGTAATTGTCCTTTGTTGTTTCGGTAAGTCAAAAGACCTTTGCAGCCGATGTTAAACGCCGCAGACGTCATTGCGCTAAACTGGTTAGTATTCATCTCTGCGCCATTGAATGATCGCAGTACGCACGATTCAGCTTCTTTGATGTTTTTAATCCAGTCGCTAGCTATCTGCTGATCGGTTTTTTTGGTTCCTGCAATTACATCATGAGTATTCCCCATTCCATCGGTAAACACTCCGGCCGGGCAGTAATACGGCTCACGCTGACAGCTTTCTGCGCCACCAATAAGCTCTAGCCCTTCCTGATTTGTTCGCAAGCCTGAATTCATACTCATCACAATACCGATGATCGTCATGACACTGCACGTTGCGCTAGTCTTCTTGTATTTCATATCAGTACCAAAAATTATAAATCAATGGTAACATTATACCCTTAATCGTTATCTCCTGTTTCAACATTGAGCCACTTTTCAGTGGCTCTTTTTTATTCAGTATTTTATTGAGACGTTTCTCACATTTCCTTTTGCTATTGACTTGATGATTTCTATATAAACATTATCAGGAAGATCAAATCCTTTTTGCTTCATATCTACTATCAAATCAGCTAGTGATTCATCGTTTATTTTCTTTCTGTGATTTACGTTTGCGGCTTTTGCTAGTTCAGCAGCGTCACGATCAGACTTTTCTTTTGCTATGCGATTCTGTTCATCAGCCTGTCGCTGGCGCTCTCTGTCTGCTGCTTGTTGCACCGCTAAACGTTGGCGCTCTTCTGCGTCTTTCAGCTCTTGTTCTAGCCTTAGCTGCGCATCTTTTGCATCTTGCTCAGCCTTCAACTTGGCTGCAACCGCATCCTTTTCTCGCTGCTCTGCCTCTTGTTGTTTTTTCATTGCATCGCGTTCAGCTTCAATCTTTGCATTGTTTGCAGCCTGCTCTGCAATCAACCGCTCACGCTCAATCCGATCTGACTCTTCTTTTTGTTTTCTGAGTCTATCAATTTCTGCTTGCTGCTCTTCATATTGCAGTTTCGTTTTAAGCGCTGATTCTATTTTTTCTTTTTCTGAATACTTAAGAAGCTGCGCATGATCTTTATATTCTTGCCAATCATCACCAACTTCTATACTTAAAAGTTCATTTAGAATCAATTCAATTTCTGATGATGCTGATTCAAATGTTATTTTTTCAGCAATTGATTTTATTGATTTCATTCTAAAATCAAGGTTGGCAATGCGAGCCTTTTCTTTTTCTTCCATATCAGTTACTGGCTGGCGAACTTCATCGCGTAGCGCGTCCATTTTTGTAGCCCAATCGCGCAACTCTGCTTCAATTAACTTTGGCATCTCTTTGAGTTGCTTTAGGTACTCACGCCCTGGCTTTTCAATTTTTGTTTTACTTTTTGATACCATTGCGGCCAACGACTTAACGCGTTCGATCCCTTTCTTGTTGCTTAAATCTGGCACCTCGCTAAGCACTTCTGCGCGTATTTGTTGATAGTACGGATCAAGCCCGCCAGAAACATAAAGCGATGGATATTGATCTGGCTGCACTTCAATCAAGGCCAGTTCTGTTTTTTCTTCTGTCATTTTAATCTCCTGTTTGTTTTTATCCGCGATCTATAAAACTGCCATTTATCACGCCCATGTAATAAATCATCTGCGTGTGAGTGAACCCTAACTGCTTAACCTGTTCGCGATACTTGTCGATTATTCCCATTATGATATCGGCATATTCGCGCTTAACTCTATCCGCTTGCTTTACTCCTTTCAGTTTCTGATCAACCTCTTTGTTGATCTTTTTAATGATAGCCCGCAGCGCGTTTGCTCTTGCTGAATCTTCCACTAATCACCTCCAATTCCTTTCGTGAAGTGGATATATTTAGTTGGCATGGTTAATGACGTAAACACTGCAAAGCATGAAGAAAACGGACAGCCTGATATTTCCTTCTTTGTCTCGTCATCAATGAAGTTATACCGAGCGGATGGTATGTAAACAATTGATGCCCTGTCTATTACGTGTCGTAACCACCACTTAGTAGTTGGCTCGAAAGGGATCATGCAGACTACTGTCATGCCATATTTTTTGGCCTGTTCATGCGCTCTATCTAAAAACAATTCCTTTTTTGAGAATGGCGGATTACACCAAACTGCACTACGAAACTCATCAAACCAATCAACAAAAAGCGCATCCATTTCTGGTGATATAAACGATGGCGCTTTCTTTGCCTCAAGCGTTGATGCCGCATCGAGAGAGAATTTACTCCCGATTAAAAATTCAGCGTCACGCACTGCCTGCCATGTAGTATTCCAGAAATCCTTTTTATTTGGCGGCGTATTACTTTCGTTTCCTTGCATGTTATGCGACATGTTAAACCCCCTGCGGATCATCAAGCATTTCGTGATAGCGAGTCACAACCGGATCAAGTGACATGTATGACTCCCAGATGCCATGTCGATTCATATGCCCTATCTCCTGTTGATTACTTTCGGAATTCCAGATTACATAGTCAGTTAATTTATCAGGCGTAACTTGCGATGGATTTAACCAGTTGGCGATCATTGTCCTATCTCCTGTTTCTGTACTGGCAAGCATTGCATATTTACTGCATTAGCCTGCGTCTTGATTGATTCAGCTGCTTGTTCGCATAACCGCTGACTATCGAAGTTATCGATCATCATTGGCATTGCGTACTGTGTCGGCGTTGTGAAAACTTGAAATAACAAGATCCAGTTGTTCATATTTACTCCTTTGCTATGAATTAAATATAGCCGGTTATCATTATTAAACTGTGACGCAAATCAAATATAAGTGAATTGATCGCCGAATTTAAATCCCATTTTATCAAGCATTAAATCCATGTCTTTGATCCACTCCTCTGCCCGTGCGTCATACTCGCGCATGCGCTGCTCATTACGATTGATTGATACATAATGCAGCCCGTTAATGCGCATTCTCGGATCGTAGTTTGCAAAGCGCCATTCGTCGCGGCCTGATACCCACATACTGTACTGGCACTGCTCGACATACTCTGGCTTGATTTTTTCATCACATCGAAACTGAATATAGACCGCAGAACGAAACGGGCACTTTAATTCCAAACCATGCGCGCTGTCGGTTATGCCATCCGGCGAGCAACCAAAGCGGCGATCAGCATCTTTGTAAATAAACGGGATCTGCTTAATAACTGATCCTGTCTCGAACTCATAAGCAATGCAGGCCGTTTCTTCATGGTCTTTACCCCACTGCAAAGACTTTGAATTAATTTGATCGGCGAATGAACCAGTGCAAACCTCTGCTACTTTATCGGCTAGATAGGTTTGATATGTCGCCGTGTTACGTCCTGCCATCCATTCCTTGGCACATGAGGCAGTAGCAACACCAAGCCGCATCATCATCCATTCCTGCGATCCCTGCTCAACATCTGCAAGATTACCAAGTTCCAATATCAGATCTGAGTATGTTCTCATTTTGTTTCTTCCAATTTTCGCAGTAATGTATCAGCCCAAAATATAGCTCCATCAGCTATCGTATTTATATCACCTATCATTTTTGGATCTGATGCAAATCCAGCCATGATATGCATTGCTATAGTTTCTCTCTTTGTCATTCCACTGCATATTAAATATCTTCCAGATTCATCAAACGGATAGTTACTTGTGGCTCTAGTGTCAATACTTCCACTTGGCATTGCTGGCATATCTGCATTTTTAATCATTTAACAAGCTCCAATTGTTTAGTTGCCCACTCTGATTCTTTCGCTGTGATTTCTTCTAGCTTGGCGATTGATCGCTTGAATTTACCAGCCAGATACTGAACAAATTTTGACTCGTCGCGACCTTTGTTTTTGATCAGTTCTTTGATGTAAAGAATTGAATCAACCGATGCTGGCATGACTGATGGATCGTCTTGTGCAAGTGGCTTATCTGGTAGGCGGCCATCCATATCCTCGTCAGCAGTAGTGATACCTAAAGCTCCAATGAACGTGTAGCGCATCATGTACTGAACTGCAGAGCCGATAGCCTGGATTGCATTTTTACTTCCTGATGTATCGGCTGGTGACAGCATTGTATTTTTTTCACAATGCCCAGAAAAATGACTAAGAATACAAGTTACTTGAATCAACCCGTTATTTTGATCCTGCTCGAACCGGTAAGATAAACCGCACTCAGAGATCAACTCTCTTGTCTGGCTAACAATGTCAGAAAGAGGAGCGTATTTGCAATTATGGCCCTGTTTTCTTTTTATGATGTCTGGGCATTTACTCTGAAATCTTGCCAGAGCATCAAGAAAATCACGCTTAGCGTTTTTTTCTTCCCATGCGGTTTGCATTGCCATTAAGCGCTCTAACTTGTCGATATCAGCGTTAGACGTTAACGCCATCTCGATCAGTTTGGTTGCCGGATTAACCGCGATCACATCAGTTTTCTGATCGCGCTCTATTAAGTTACTCATCATCTTTATCCTTCTCTCTGCGTTCCATTTCGCGCCATAGTTCGTCGAAGTCGATCATTGTTCTACCTTATATCCTGCTGATGTTATTGCTTCAATTACATCATCCTTACTTAGTGCAGCGTCTCCGCCTGCGCACTCTCCTCTACTTGTTGGCAACTTAATCACCTTCATGCTTTCGCGTGATGCTTTCCAGAAGTGAAAAGCAATATTTGCTGGAAGGTGATACCCGCCGGTTAGCCATACATAAATTGATTTTTCGCTATTCCATGTTATCTGCTCATTCTTATATTGAGATTTCCACTCCAACTCAAACTCTTCTCTGCATTTATCCATTTTTATCTCCGTTTGTTTGTGTAACTAAACAATAGCACATGAAAATATAATATCAAGCATTGATTAATAAATTTATGCAGCTATAATATGGTTAATATCACACAAAAGGAATGAAAATGGACATCAGCAAATCAATCAGAATCTGTCTTGCCGAACAAGACAAAAACAAAACATGGCTAGCTAATCAACTTGGTGTGTCTGGTACTCGCGTATCGCTACTGCTTAAACAGGACAACATGGAGTCTAAAGTGATCAAGCGCCTAGCTGATGCGTTTGGCCTCCAGGTTTCTGTATTCATCGCCAAGGGAGAAACAAAGTGAACCAATTAATATCATCTAACAAGTTAACCATGAGCAGCATTGACTTCTTACGTAACATAATAAACCCCGCAAGAATAGAGAGCGGAGAAAATGAAGTAAGAAACCGTGATTTTATTGCAAGAATCGAGGATGAAATTGATGATCTGCCAGCGAGCGAAATTATCGTCCGCTTTGGTAACTATGTGAAAGTTTATGATTTAAATACAAATCAGATGATGCTTATTGGCATGAGGGAATCAAAGGTTGTTAGGCGTAAAGTTTTAGATGTCATTAATAATCTAGAAAATAAAAAACCAGCAATACCGCAAACATATGCAGCGGCATTGTTAGAGGCCGGACGCCTTGCGCTTGAAAATGAAAAACAAGCAGAGCAGTTAAATCTTGCAGCACCTAAAGTTGAGTTCGTCGATAAGTTCGTTACCGCATCAACCGGATCGATGGGATTTCGTGAAGTTGCAAAGCTTTTAAAAATTAAAGAGCCTGAATTCAGATTGTTTCTATCAGAAGCAAAAATCATGTATCGACTTGGCTCGAATTATGTTCCTTACCAGCATCACATTGAAGCTGGTAGATTTGAAATAAAGGCAGGCGTTAGCGACTCTGATCATGCCTATAAGCAGGCTAAATTCACAGCAAAAGGTATTGAATGGATCGCTGGTCTAATAGCTGTTTATCGCGTTAATCAAGAGTTAAAAGGGGTCTAATCATGCAATGGTTTAAGCACAAAACAGATGCAAATATGGACGCAAAATTGCAGGAAATATTGCTTGATTATGGATTGGAAGGATACGGCCTTTACTGGTATTGCGTGGAGCTTATTGCCGGTAAAGTATCAATCGATAACATAACTTTTAAGCTTGAACATGATGCGCGAATTATTGCCAGAAATACTGGTTCTACACCAAAAAAAGTAGAAGAAATTATGCGCAAGTTTGTTGAACTGGGGCTGTTTGAGGATTCAGACGGATTTGTAACGTGCTACAAAATAGCCAAAATGCTAGATCAGTCAATGACTGGAAACCCTCAAATGCGCTCACTAATCAACAACATAAAGGCATTTGCATTGAGTCATGACTCAGTCATGACTAAGTCAGAACAAAACTTGACTCAGTCAGAAAATGTCAGCCAAGATAAGATAAGAGAAGATAAAGAGAAAGAAAGAGCTTTAAAAGATCTTGCGCCGAGCGAAAAAAACATCGCTCTTACGCCGGTAGTTAACGAATCACCGGTCATGTTTTATTTGCCGTTAAACACTGGTGACTGCTTTGAGATCAGGACGGATCAATTTGAGATGTGGGCGGTGCTGTATCCAGCCGTAAACGTGGATCAAGAAATCAGATCGATGATTGGGTGGCTAGATGCAAACCCTAAAAACCGCAAGACGAAGGCTGGAGTATTGAGATTCTGTAACTCGTGGCTATCTCGTGCGCAAAATTCAAGTAAGCCTGTGCAGAGACAATCAAGCGATCAAGACTGGCATCACGACCTGGGGATGTGATCATGGCGATGAAAAACATTAGAGATCTTGTTTCAAATATTCACAAGCCAATGGCAAGCCATACAGCGAATTATCAGCAACCTGTTAATGCTAGCGTACCGGATAGTGCCAAGGAATTCATTGACGACCTGTTTAAGGAGCTTAAAGCTACATATACGGCATACAATTTAGCCATTAAAACGGTTGATGAAGAGTTAATGGCTAAAAAGGTATGGACTAAGGCGTTTATCGAGAACGGAATTCATAATCGCGATCAAACAAGTCACGGACTCAAGAAGGCGCGAAAAGATCCTAGCCGGTTCCTGCCATCAGTCGGTGAATTTATCAAGTGGTGCACTCCATCGCCAGAAGACTACGGCATGCCATCACCTGAAACCGCTCTGCAAATGATCATTCGTCGTACTATCACACCAGAAACACATCCGATAGTGATCACCGTGGCAAGGCACACAAAATGGGAGCGTCAAACACTGGGCGCCGATGAGTACAATAAAATATTTAACCGCGAGTATGAAATCCAGATGCGGCGCGTAATGGCTGGTGAGCAGCTTGGCGAAGTTGTGAAAGGTATCGAGCACCAGAAAGAAAAACCGAAGATGGTTTTGACGCCTACTGGGTATAAAATTGCAGAATGACAAATATTTGATCTAAGTCACATCATGGATAAATTAGCGATCTATACTGGAGTTAACGCATGGAGATTAAATTACACAAAAGCGGTGCAATGTCGGTGCAGATTGGAAAGCAGTCTATGTGGTTGACGCCGCACGCAATCGAGCGATGGAAGGAGCGCATAAGTACCGATTTAGAATCGATGTGTTACAGGGCGCTGGTGGCTAGACGCATACCAATCAGAGAATTAAAAAAGTTTCGCCGTAAAAGTTTTGGATTAAGAAGTATTTCAGAGAGGCATGAGCTTAGAGAGCACGGGAATGTTATTTTTATCGTAGATCCAAAAAAGCCGATAGTGATAACTGTTATCAAGGCTGAATATGTAAAGTGAGGTTATATGTCTATTTTCATTATAAACAAAAACCATGACTATACTGGTTTTTATGGCGCTCACGATACCATAGGATATGTTGAGTCTAGAGATGAAGCTGTTGAATTATGCAGAAAATTATCTTCAATTGCGTATGAAAAACAGAAGGAAGATTGCGAAAGAATAAACAAAGAGACAGGAAAGAAAATATATGGAGAGATGAAAAACTTTGATGATATAGATCCCATTGAATACGATTATTTTTTCGTTAAGGTCGATAAATATGGCAATCAGTGAATCAAGACGAAGGAAGTCTGCTGATAATATCGAAAAGATAAAGCGAGTTGCTATCGGTTATGCATGGATAACATCTTCCGAAATATCTGAATTATTAAATTCAGAGTTAACACCAAATAGAATTGGTATGATTATTTCGCATGCAATTAAGCTAAATAAATTTGATTGTAATGTTTACTGCAAATATGAAAATGATCGAAAGGTTTATTTTTTTACTTCAAATGATCTTCCATTTAGCAAATCAGCAAAAAGATTGCAGGGTGCAGATCATATGGTTTACGAGAAAAAAATACTCTGTGAATTAATGGCTGGTAAAGATTGGTTTTTATCACACGAAATCATGCATGTTTTAGATGTTAGCAACAAGAAACTAGCCGGACTTTTGCGAAGCCTGAAAGAGTTTGGCTTTCCTGGTTACATCATAAGTCAAAAAACAGTTCAATTGCGCTGGGTTCATCGCTGTTGGAAGATTGAAAAAGATGAGCCCGTTAAGTTTGATAAATCACTTTTGAGCAAGAGGTGGGTATGATTGAGATCTGCAAATTACAAGAGTCATATAAAGCAAAAAAGACTCTTGATGATGATATGGCTATCCGCTTTGTTGATGCCGTAGAACATGGATTAAGCATTGATGGAGTGCTTGAAATTATGTGCGGAAACTCAAAATATAAAACGATTGAGTTTGAAACCAAGCGGTTATTGAACAGCAAAATAATCAGGAGCAATCCGATCTGCTGCGCTGCGCTTGGTGTTAGGTGTATTCAACAAGGCGCTGAATTATGATAACCGACAGGGATAAATTCGAGGCTTGGTTTTCAAAGAAACACAACCTGCTTGATGAAGACCTGAAAAGCCACAGAAGCGGATATTTTACTTACATCACTTATCAGGGGAAGGCGAAGAGCTACTTAGAACACGATTGGGAAGTGTGGTCTGCTGCGTGTGGGGCTAGAAGATGATTCCAATTAAAGATCTAAATGTTTTCGTCAAAACAAAACAGGACCTGTTCGATTGCTTGAATGGATTTGAGTTCGAGCATCCGATGCAAGTGGTTATCGGTCCAATCCAGAAAAAGCGCTCACTATCGCAGAATGCAGTTTTCCATATGTGGTGTGGAGAGCTTAGCCAGTTTTTAACCTGTAAAGGACGAGCGTTCGCAACTCCAGAGTGGTGCAAGGATGCCATGAAATACACTTTTCTTGGCTTTGAATCAGTAGGACATACTAACGTAACAACCGGTGAGATTATGTCTTACAGCGAGTTAAGGCACACATCAAATCTATCTACCGGCGAGATGTTTCACTTTATGGAGCAAGTTGAATCTTGGTGCGCTGGAATAGGGTGTCTGTTAACTATACCGGAAAAATCTGAGTATATGATAATTAAAAAGCAGGTTAACCAATGAACAAAGACGAAAAGGCGCATCTTTCAACTGTAGCCGCTATTGGTTGCATTGTTTGTAAGAATGCTGGATATGATGGAACTCCCGCTGAAATTCATCATATCCGTGATGGCGTTGGCATGTCGCAACGCGCTAGTAATTACGATGTGATACCGCTATGTCATTACCATCATCGAACTGGTGGTTATGGCAATGCTATTCACGCAGGGCGCCGAAAATTTGAATCACTATATGGAGCTGAGCGAGAATTACTCGATCAAGTAAAAGGATTAATCAATGAGTGACTATGAATTTACAATGCCTTGGCCGCCAACAGTTAACCACTGGCATCAGCCGTGTAATGGCCGAATCATTAAGGGCGCAAAGGCTCGTGAGTATGAGAAAAAAGCTGTTGAGCATTTGCGATCAATTGGCTTGCATGGCGAAGATTTGCGCGATTACTTAGATGTTAAGCTAATTTTATGCCCTCCAACTAATGCGCGTTATGACATCGATAATCGCACCAAGGGCGTGTTTGATTCATTATCTGCTGCAGGATTCTGGATTGATGATTCACAGGTCACAAAGCTAAGCATTGAGAAGGCGACAAAAATTCTTGGTGGCATGGTGAAAATATCAATAAACATTATAAAAACATGACGCAGATCACATAGTGTTGTTAGTGTTGCGCTATACTTTATTCATCAACCAAGGAGATAAACATGAAATTATCGATTAAGTCTACTCACCTAAAATCAGCATTGCTGTGCAAAGCAGTTAATGATGTTAGATGGTATCTGTGCGGTGTCCTGTTTGCTAAAAATGGTGATGCTGTTGGCTGTAATGGTCATATTGCTTATGTCGGCGAGCACAACTCTGAAATAGAAAGTGACGTCATTATTAGTTTTATTTGTCAAATTCCGTCGAGATTTGGCGTTGCTGAATTGACGTTCAATAATGATGAAAAAGAAGGTATCGTTAAATTCTATGACTCAGTGTTTTTAACAAAAGTCATATCATCCGGAATGGTTCAAATAGTTGACGGTAAATATCCTGATTACACTAAGTTATGCACAAAAAACAAAATGCAAACTGATGAAATTGGGTTTAATGCAAAATATCTTGGGCTACTTGAAAAGGTATGCAAGCTACATAACCCTATATACTCAGGTGTTGCTCTTTCATTAAATGGTGATTCTGGTTGTGCATTTGCTGACATAAAAAATCCAGAGCAAGAAAAAGCACTAATGGTAATTATGCCAATGCGCTTATAGGAGATGATCATGAACGAAACAGATATTGAAAAACTGCGCGATGTTATGCGCAAGGCTATCGACGAAGAAAAGGCAAAGCGCGAAGGTGGCAAGAAATGAAATTTGAAGTTACCGGTATTTTGCTTGATGGCACTACTGATAAGAAGCTGATCGAATCACCAACAAAGCATGAAATTGAACAAAATAAGTTCAAATATGGCTTTGCTAAAATTATCAACATTAAACAAAAAGGAAATTGAGATGACAGCTAAGAAAAAAGAACTTATTGAATTGATGCTTGATGCTGGAATAAATCCTGATTTATGGCCTACCGGAGCTAATTTCGCGGCACAAGATAAAAAAGCATCAGGTTATGGTGATAATGTTTTGATGTTTTACCGTGGAGAGAATGCTCCAAAAAAAAGCGCATGTGGAGAATATTTTTCCGGTAGTAATGTTGGACAACATATAGATCTAAAAATACTTTGTAAAAACTGGAGTAAAACAATCATAACAAAAGATCAATTTATCGCTGCTTACAATGATCGAAATAAACAAAAAGAATGGCCTGCTGAATCTGATATTGATGTTGTTGCGCAGAATGGCGAGATTGAAGAAGTTGATATCAATAAGTACAGCAAAGAAATTAAACCTGGTGTTTTTGTTGATGTTTATGATGTTTTGAAGGCGTGGAATGTTACAAATCCAGCTTTGCAGCATCTTATCAAAAAGGCATTGCAGCCTGGCACTCGTGGTCATAAAACATTAAAGCAGGATATTGATGACATCATTGCGTCAGCAAAACGCGCTAAGGAGTTACTGTGAAAGAAGATCTAAAATCATTCATCGGTGATTTGCATTATCCAGAGCAAGCGCCACGGTATTATTTAACATATGCAGAAGCGGTTAAAATGCTGGTGGAAAACGTTTATCGTGATGAAGAATTACACGATATCAAGGCAATGCAAATGATGTCAGTGGTAGATATCATGTCATTTGCAGCAGCGCTTGCGGTTAGGATCTTAATGGCGTTATTATCACCTGTTATTGCACCTTTGTTTGTGTTGCATGACAGACTTCACAAAATTAAACACTTGAAGATGGTATTCTT